TAATTTTACTTCTCTTGTATTACCAGCTCTGTCAAAGTTTTCAATTACTTTCATTTTTTGACCTTCTGACAATTCAAAATTACGGAACAATTTGTTGGTGTAAAGAAGTTTTGCGTTAAGAAGATTTACTTCGTTAATGATGTTTTTAAGTTGCTTAACTGTTTTGTAAGCTTCTTGTAACTCTTCTTCTTTAGATTCAAGTTCAGCTTCCATTGCTTCAACAACACCTTCTTCTTCTGCTGGCATTCCCGAATCATCCATCATTTCATCTTCACGCAATATTGCTTCAATGATTTCGTCAATTGAATCTCCGTACTCATCTGAACTAGGATCTTCATCCATTTCGTAATGCATTCCTTCAGCTGCAATATCTTCAATTTCATCTTCTTCAGAACTCATCATATCGCCTTCTAATTCACGAATGATTTCTTCTAAATTCAAATCTTCTTCCGACTCATACCCTTCATTGTACTCAGCGTTCATGTCATCTGGAGTTGCTGCTGGTTCTTCTTCTGCTGGCATTTCGTCTGCCACTTCTTCATCACTTCCACCAACTATACCAGTTAGATCATATTCGCCATCGTCATTGAAATCTAATCCAACATTTACTGAATCTGGCATTCCGCCCATTTCATCGCCTACCGGCTCTTCTGTTGCAGTTACATCTGCTGTTGCTTCTTCATCTTCTAAATCGCCTTCTAGCTCAGCCATTAGCGTTTCTCTGATTCTTGGAGCAAATGCTTCTTGTAATGCAATTTTTGCGTTTGCTAATGCAGTTTCTTTAACAGCTTTAGCATCTGCGATTGCTTCTTTTAGCAAGTCTGATTTTGCCATTTGTTTTCCCCTTAAATTTTGTTTTTTGGAAATAAGATTATTGAGAATCTTAATAAGAATAAATAATTTATGTGACGCTATATTATATAGAGTGAATAGCGTATTCTAAAATAAATATAGAGCTAAAATAAAAAACAGTAAAAAAGCCCTAACTTTTTTGTTAGGGCCTAAATCTTTTTTAAGAAAATTTAATTTTTCATTCTTAAGTCTTGCATTCTTTGTCGATATGCAGCATCGATTCTTTCTGCTCTCTTTGCAACACTAGGTTTTGTAAATGTTTTGTTTTCTTTAATTGATTCTAATACTCCGGAGTCTTTAACTTTACGTTTCCACATTTTCAATGCAAATGCTAAATCTTCTCTTTGCGTTCCCGTTACATTTACTGCTGTTGGGTTTCCTGGAATAATTGATTGGTGTTGTTTTTGTTTTTTATTCATATATTTGTTTTAAAATTTTCCTTGTGGTCTTTTTACTTGTGGTGCTGCTTGTTGTCTTACGTTAAATCTAAAATGTTTAATTTCTGGCTTCTGTGCTAAATATCCTTGTAATTTTTGAGATTCTAATGCAGGGTCTTGTCCTAATCTAAAATAAAAATATGCAACTCGTCCTGTTTTAGACATTTTTTTAGTTACAATTGTAAATCCTTTTTTAGCAGTCCATTCTTCAATTTCTCGTGCTACACTTTCTGCAGTTGAAGGGTCTCGAAGAACGTACTCAACTCCTCCGCGGTAATCGGTAATGTTATTAACCAATTGTGCTTCATCAATTTCTTCTTCTCCCATTTTAAGCAAATCTTTAGTTTTAGTCAATTCTTGATTAAATGCTTTTAATTGATCTAGTTGTTTTGGATCAGTACCTGGAACTGTTACTTTTGTTTTTGTCGTTTGCTCGTTTATTCCGAAAAAGTCTTTGTATAATTTTTTAAATACATTCATCATTCACCTTTATTATAAGGACTTTTTTTAAAAAATCCAAATTAATCTATTTTATAGTATTTGCTAAGACCTTCTGCAATATCTTCATATGCTGCTGCCAATCTTCTTTCGTGAATCATCATCTCTGCTGCTGATTTTTTAAATTCATTTAATGCTGCAGAAACATGTTTCATATGACGACTTGCAGATACTGAATCAACTACATCTTCTTTTTCCGTAACCATACGACTTGCAGTTTCAACCATTTTAGATATTCGTTCTGTAATTTCTTCTAAGTTTCTATTACCATAAACAGATTCTCCTAATTGAGAAAATGATTTTAAAGATTCCGCAAAAGCACGTTTGTCTTCAGTTGTTAAAGGTTCTGGTTGTTCAGAAAATACTGTTTTCTTTGTTTCTGTTTCATACAGCAAATCCCGTAATGTTTGCAATTTACTTTTCATATTCATTATATCCTACACTTTCCATCATCGCATAAAATTGATGTAATAATATCATTTACGCGACCGTATTTATTTGTTTGTATATTTTTGCTTGTTGATTCATTCATGCTCGTAGGCCGCATAAAAGCCCCATGAGTTGAAGGATTAGATACAAAGTCCCAACAAATTAATTCAAAATCTTCTTGTACTTCTACTACACCTTCATTACGTAATTCTTTAACTGAACCTAATCCGCGACTAGAAATACCTAAAGTAATACCAGCTTTAAATAAAGATTTCAAAATGTTTCCCGATGGAGTATCAAGTATTTGTACTGCTCCAAGTAAATCATCTCCATTCCACCATATTTTTAAAACATTGTGTGAAACGTTGTTTAAGTTAACTACTGACGATTCTGGATGATCTAATTCTCCTAATGCTCTATGTTGACTAATATATTCACGTTGATAACGTTGACATTCTCTTTCTAAAATAGGTTTAGGATAAACTCTACCATTTTGATTTTTTGCTCCTGCTCTTTGCAATACTCCTTGAACTACGAAACCTCCAGGTATTCCATATGCAGCTCCATTTGATTCATTGAGTGAACCAACAGGCTTAAATGGCATATATTCTACTAGTAGTGGCTTGTTCATATTATTCTCCTAATGCTCTTACTCGCTCTGAAATTTTTATTAATCGTTCTGATATTTTTGTTAATGCAGTGTTTACGGATTTTCCATAACCATCTCTACTCATACCAGATTCTGTTTTTAATCTAGCAGTATTAGCAACTAGTTGTTCAACTTCTTGTAAACGTTTTGCAACTTCTTTAATTGTATGTTTTACTTTTTGTTCTGGTGTTGATTTAGAATCACCCGTTGCAAATTGTTTATATGATTCAATTAGTTTTTCATATTTAGAATCCATTGCTTCATATACTTTACCTGTTTTGTTTTTTACCCCTGACCAATCATATTGAACTTGTTGTGGCTCTGTTACATGTGCAGCTCGATCTGAATATTTTTTATATGATTTAGCATATGGTTTAGAAGGATAATCATAATTTTTATGTTGCCATTTTGAATCATCAGAAAATAGAAACTTATCCGTATATTCTTCTTCATCTGCTTCTGGTTTTTGCGGAATACCTGGTTTATATGTTGGAGGCGTATTAACTGATTCATTTCGTTTAACGCGTTTATATCCTAATGCTTCGACAGTATCATCATCGGCACCTCGTTTACTAAATGCAGCGGGTATATCATATCCAGCAACAGCGGCTGTCGTATTTTGTTCTTCTAATTCATCTTCTTCAAAAACATCCTGTTCTTCAGTATTTGCATCTAAATCTATAGACTCATTTAATAAAGTAAACCGTTTTTCTATGCTTTTTAAGAACGAATTCATATATGCACCTCTTTTAATTCATCAACTAAATCCATATATCGTAACAAAGATAATACATGAGATTCTTTAATTTTTTTCATGTTTTCTACGTTGCAAAGCATTTCAGATAATTTTTGCACTTTGATTTGCGTTACTTTATCTGTAATTCTTTTTGCATGTTCTGCCAATGTTTTCTTTAAACTAGGAATTACTTTTTGAATATATTCTTTAAGTGCTTCTGTATCGTTAACATTAGTAATGTATTTATTTAACAATTGTTTTTGTGATTCATTTAAACTAGAATATTTGCTATTGAATTTATCAATCATTAATTTATATGTTAATAAACGCATTGCCTTTTCTTGTTTAGAGAAAGATTCGATGATTGGATCTTTTTCTTCAATTTTACGTTCCGTTAACATCATATGATCTAAAATAACATTCTTACATTCTAACAACTGTTTTGTAGATGCAGTTTCGCCATATTCAAACAATATGTAAATTGAAGCCAATGTTTTATAATTTGCAATATGTATTTTAGACATATTTTCAAATACAAAGTTTTCAGAAATTTCTTTTACTAAATTATATCGTTGACGACGCAGTGTTGTTTGATTTAATTTTTTATATGCTTCTTTTACATTATTAACATAATCAATTGCACGTGCTTCTGATTTAAACTGCTCTTTAACTAGTGAATTATATAAATGTAATTCTTTTGCTAATTCCGTATTTTTACCGAAATATTTTTTAATTATATCGATAGTAATTGACTTATCTGATGATAATGTTTCCGATGTTAATTTTCTTACTAACATTTCGAAAAGAATGCCCGTGTTTTTGTACTTCGAATGTTTTAATTTTTTCATATTTCTGTACGGTGCCTTTTGATATAAATATACATAAAATTATAAAATGTTGTTTTCATCTAACATTGTTCCTGCATCTGGATCAGTTGTTGAATCTGTTAGTGATTCTTTAATAAGTTTTGCTTCTTTTGATTTACCCATTTTCTTGGTAATTTGTTCCGTTCTAAAGAAATTTTGACGTGTTCTTAATCGAGGGTCTGGGGTGAATGTTGACTTGCGATTCTCAGGATCTAATTCCTGATCAATTCCTTTTGTTCCTATAGGATCCCACCCAAATGCATTTTTATGTTGACCAAATTTAATTCCTTCTTTTGGACGACCTCCTGGATCTTTTTCTTCTACTTCTGATGATGACATATGAACGGTTGCTAAATCGTGTGGCGTTCCATATGATACTCCAGTTATTGCAGGATCATTTCCTTCTTGTTCAATTTGATTTTGACGGAATCTAAGTTTAAGATCTTCAATAACATTTGTTCGTTCTTGCAACCATTGATCTTCTGACATATTAAATATAAATTCATATATGTATCTGTCTGAAAGTAATTTGGAATCTTTCATGGCCGTTGCAACTGTCATTTTTTCAGTCATTAATGCAACTTTTTGTTGGTCATATATGATAGATGGCGCTGTCAATTCCAATTCAAATGCGGCTAAATCTTCTCCCTCAAAGCCTTGCGAATATAAATGTATTACAGCAATTTTATATAATTCAGAACATACAATTTTTTGAATACGTTCAATGGTTCTAGCAAAACGAATATCCATTGATGCTAATGTAGATTTACCTTCAACTGCTTCTGAATAACCTAAAAATGGCTTAGGAATTTTAAGTGCAGCCATCATCTTATTTTTAACATATTCAATATCATCCATACCTGTAAATGTCATACCTGGTAATGTATCAATTGATGTTGTTGACTGACCGCCACGCACTGGCAAATAATAATCTTCCAACATGTTGTTAAGATTAAATTTTAAATTGTAATTGCCAGTATTATGATCAACGTGTGGAATTTTTTTCATTTTATTGATAATTTGTTCCATGAATGTGTCAACTTCATTTGGCGGAATATTACCAATATCAATTTTAAAAATACGTTTTTCTGGTGCTCTCATTATACGATGAATTAACATTGCATCTTCAAGCATTGTTAGTTTTTGAAATTCTTTACGAGCTCCTTCTAACATTGATCTACCATATGGTAAAAAGTTAGAATCTGATAACATACGGAAATGTGCTATTTCAAAAACATCATATGGAACTTGTTCTGATACAGCGTGTCGAAATTTAATTTCATATTCACCTGTTGCTTCATTATATTGTTCCATTCTTTCTATTTCGTAGCTAGAAAATGGACGAGCATTCATGATTCCAATTTCATCAGCAATATCCAACTTCAAAAAGAAATCGCCATATTTAACCATGTTTCTAATCCATGGCCATAAATTGAATTCAATGTTTAAAACATCATAAAATAAATTATAAAGTATTTTTTGAATTTGAGTTTTTTCAGATCGTATTGTTAAGATATCACCAAATTGATCAGCAAGTGTTGATTCGTCTGCATAAATATCTAGAGCTGAACTAATGATTGGATCTTTATCCATCATCTCATAATCCGTATAAAGTTGTATACGGTTTTGATTCATGTAATAGTTTGAATCATATCCGCCATAACCACCTACGCGATTACGATTCGTTCCATGTAAACGAGAATATCTATCAGCTACTTTTGTTTGTTTTAAATTACCTGTTGATTGTAAACGGTTAGTATCTAATACTTTTAATTTATCTTTTCCTACTGCACGTACAATAACGTTTGTACTAAAAAGATTCTGTAAACGTTTTCTTAAAGACGCCATATTATTTATCTATTATTTAATATAAATATAACTTGTTACAGAAGCCAGGTTAAATTTTCATCGTTCTGGCCGTTATTCCATTTCCATGAATCATTTTGATTTGTAGATTTACCTGTGTATATAACTGAATCAGTTTTTTGAAATTGAGACAATGCACGTTTGTTAAGTTCAATTCCTTGTTGACGTAATTTAAGAGTTGTATCTCGTAACCACAAACCAATACAGAATGCCATTACTAAGTCATCGTTATAACCTTGTTGCGATTGTGCTTTTCCATTTAACCAAACAAATACAAAAAGTTCTTGTATAAGTCGCTTTGATCTAATTACTGGAGTATGTTCTCGCATATACATTTCAAGAGCTGATATCATTAATGGACGTGTACGTGTGGTTGTTGATACTCCAGGAACCATTTGGCTCTTATCTTTCATATCATAACCTTTTTTAAGTTGTACATCTACATCAACATAACCATCATCTTTATATGTATAAAATAGATTTTCGTAATTTCTATCTAGTGCCGGTTGAATTGCAGCCCAACCTATATTTGCATTTTCTATTGCTAGCAGTGCATTATTCCATTCAGTTGCAACTGTTACGAGCATATTACCAAAATCTTTAGGAGGAAGTTTTCCTTTGTATTCTGCAACTTGTCGTATGTCTTGTACATCTATAACATGAAATGTTGACCAGTCACCGCCATCGCCTCGTGCAACGTCTGCTACTACTAAATAATCTTTTTGATAGTCCGGATATTCCCAAATCCAATACCCATTATCAAAACCTCGTTTTTCAATTGGATCGCTACATTTTAATTCATAATCCATTAATATAGCACCATCGATAACAGTATGGCCTGATGAAATAAAGTCACAATCACATTCTTGTGCAGCACCCCGTTCACCCAATAATTGTGTTTGTTGATCGCGCCAAGCTTGGTCTCGTTCCGGATGAACTGTCCAATGCAATTTAATTGTATGGAATCCATTAATTGCTGCTTCAGCATCTGCCCATGTTTGATGAAACCAATTACCCACACCATTTGGCGTTGATAAAACTATTGCACCACCACCCGTTGATAGGGTTGCTTGCGATGCTATCCATATTTCTTCAATGTTACGTATAAACGCAGCCTCATCTATGATTAATAGTGATAATGCTTCTGAACGTGCACCGGTTGTTGCTGATGATACTGCCTTTATTTGTGAACCATTCTTAAATTTAAGAGAAAGTTTATTATCAGCTTCAATTGTACCTTTTAACCAACTTGGTAAATTGTCATGCATTACGCGTACTTTTGTAACTAAGTTTTTAGCTACTTCTTGAGTTGTTGCAATAACAAGTACATTAAAATCTTCTTTGAACAACATGCTCCAAAGAGCAAAACCTGCAGATAGAGTTGATATTCCTAACTGGCGAGATTTCAATATAACGCTGTATCGATTATCTCGTAATTCTGTTAGTGAATCTTCCTGAAATGGAAATAAATTAAATTTAATCTTTCCTTTTTTAGGATGTTGTATATAACAATATTGTCGCATAAAGAAAACAGGATCTTTAGCACACATCGTGTACTGTTGTTGAATGATCTGTTTTATATTAGGTTGTGACATATTAATTTATTAAACTAGAAATAGAAAATGCTGTTAATATTGCAGTAACAAGTCCACTACCAAACCAAAGGCCTTTTGAATCATACCACTTTGGTTGAAGTTGACGTTGACGCTTAATATATAAATCAACGTTATCATTTAGCAATTCAATTTGTTGTTTTTGATATGCAATTTGAACACTATCCAATGCAATCAATGTTCTGCAACTTTTAATTACATTTTCTTGTTGTTCTATTAAAACATTGTTAATGCTATCCGCTTCCCAAAGCGAATCTAATGTCATAGATATTTCAATAACTTGTTGTTCAGTAAAACATGTATCTGGAATTGTTTGTGTGAAACATGATGCTGGAAATAATAATGCAACTAATAACTTTTTCATGATTTCTTTTTTCTACCACGTCGACGATTTGTATTATTTAAAATATTTTCTTTTGCATCAGCAACTGTTTCGGGCGTTTCGGGTTGAATTGCATCTTTTGCATCTTTAGTTGCTTCAATTGCTGCTACTTGTTCTTCGATATCTTGTTTAACATCTTCTCTTTGTTCTTCAACGACTTCTATTTTACCAGTTAAAATATCAATTTGTTGATTGTTATCATCAATCTTTTGATCTATTTTATCTGCTTGTTTGTTATCATGTTTTTTCATTATGGCTATTACAATACCAAAAATTCCTAGTATTGCTCCTAGTATCAAAGCCCAATATTTTTTAATTGTTTTCATCATCTTCTCCATCTAATCGTTTTAAAAAATCTTCTTTAAATTTAGCAAATTCTGCTTCTACTTTTTCTTTAAATTCTTCCGGGGACATTCTTGCAGCATAAGTTTCTGTTTCGCCTTCGCTATTAAGAATAAATTCAGAAGCTTGCGTGTATGTTTGTTTTAACATTTCAACATCTTGTTCTGCATTACGTAACCAAGCTAATGCATTTTCATGAATACGTTTCTTTTCATATTCTTCAAATTTGCCTTGTTTTTTTAAATCATGTTCCATTTCAATTGTACAATCAAAACACATACCATTTGCTTTACGCATCGTTTCATCTAATGGCTTTGGTGCTAAACATGTACATACGTCTTTGCGACAATTTGGAAATGAACGTAATGAATCTCGTATTTCTTGAAATACTTCTGCATTTTTTGTTTTGCGAACTCGATATCCATCTTTTTGTTCAATGACCCAAACGTTGCCGGTGTGATCAGTTTCTTCCCACGTATCGCCAATTTCGTGACGTTCTGATTTTCTTGCTGCATCTTTAGCATCTGAAAATCCTATAGTTTTCTTGGTTTGGAACTTGTGATTGCCTTCCAACATTTGCTGGATAGCCTTGATGTTTTGTAACTTGTTTGTTTTTCCCATATAACTTGTTTTATTTATTTTTTATCAGCTTGTTCTGAATCTTGTTCAGCTGGCATAGATAAACGTCGGCTAATTACTCGATTGAATAATTTATAAAAACGTTTAATGTCTCTAGGATCAGCATCTTTAAAATACTGATTAATACCTTTCATGAGCGATTCAATTTGTCCCACTGTACCTTTTGCTTTTTCCATTTCCTTAGTAATACCATTTTTTGTTTCTTCAGGTGTTTCTGCTGCAGGTGCCGGTGGTGTTGCAGGTGCTGCAGCATCGGTTGGAGCAGGCGCTGCGGCGTCAGTTGGTGCCGGCGGTGCAGCATCGGTTGGAGCAGGCGCTGGTGCTTCTGGAGCTGGTGCAGCTGCATCTGCAGGTGGTGTTTCTGCAGGTACATCTGTTGGTGCTGGTTCTTCTGCTGGAGCTTCAGCTTCTGGTGCTGGTTCTTCTGCAGGTGGCTCTTCCGTAGGTTGTTCTAATATAATGTTATTGATTTTTCTACGAATATATTCTCTTACTAAACGATCTTTTAAACGTTCTTTTTGTTCTCTTGTTAAATTTTCAATTTTATCTTTAAGAACATCTGCAGTTTCTTTTTCTTCAGTATCTTGACGTTTCTTTAAACGCTTTGCTGCAGTTTTTGGATCATAATCAGCATCTTCTAAATCTTTGTAAAGACGATCATCATCATTGTATTTCGGAAACATTTTGCCGTCATCTTGTACGACTTTATCTGTTTTACGTAATACATTAAGTTGTTTATCTCCTGTAGTTTTAGGATTCAATGCACCTTTTTTGTCATCTTCGGTATAATCTTTAAGATCTTTACGTGATTTTGGTTTTTGAGATTTTTCTAAATCTTTTGGTGCTTTGTATTTGCTTTTATGTTTTTCAGCCATCTATTTATCCAATTTTATTATAAATATATCATCGTGCGTATTTCAATACTCCTAGTATCTGATTAACGGGTGCAAATGCCCCGGTTAATTTATAGGTATGTCCGCCGTATACGAATACTACTCCTTCTGATGGAACAATTGCTTCAAACCCACCTAGCTTTTGTATACGGCGTAGTTCGTGTTCTAATTTCTTAATAGTATCGATATCATTAGTTGTTTGTAATTCTTTGATCAATTCAGCTAAATCTTGTTTTAACTCTTGTACTGATTTTGATGGATTTGCTGCTAAGAAGTTTTCTGCATTACGTAATACAACTGCACCTAGCCGTAAAAATATACTTTCAAACGGTTCCATGTTTTGTTTGTAATATGTTTTAAAGTCTTTTTTATCAAATTCAGTTACCCAATTAACGAATTCTGGATTGTCAATTTGTTTTTTGAGTGCAGTAATATTTGCTGATTTGTCTGCAAACGCCCAACGATTTACTAGTGCTGATAAAATTGCATCTGGAATTTCATAGCCTAATTCTTTTGCTTTTGCACGTACTACATCACTCCACCAAGCTCTATGATAATCCGAAACTAGGTTTGTATCTTGTAAACCGTAACGATTACGTAATTGATCTATTTCATTGAAAAATGCAGCTTGTTGATCTTCAAAATCTGCTATTCTTCCAATCTTTATGCGTTGCGGAGGAATAAATGAAAATGTATTTTGTAAATGTGCATTTGCATCTTGTATGATTTTTTGTAGCATACCACCTCCGGCTAAATCAGTTTCAACTACTTGACCCGCTTCATCATATTCAACCAAATTGTGAAATTGAAGATGAGCTTTATCATATGATATTACATTTTTAGTTGCAGGAAAAATTATTTCCATGTTTGCAAATACTCGACCATCTTTAAATGTTTGTTGCAATACATTTGGTGGTAATTTTGTTAATGCACTAGTTAAATCTTCTGCACAAGCTCTATATGCTTCTACAACTCGTTTATATCCTTCTGAAGCTTCTGCTCCATTCTTTGCAATGCTTTCTTGATATTTTCTTTCGAAATCTGCAATCAATTGATCTGGAGTCATTGGATTAATAACAGTTCCTTTATTTCGTGCAAAGCCAGGCTGTCCGTTCTTCCATGTTACTTGAATATTTTGTCCATCAGTTTTTTCCGTTACTGCAGATTCGATATCCAATCGTCCTTCTAATGCACGTGCAACAATTTCTTTCATATCACCAAACGTCAGTGAATGATCATCATATGGATGAGCCATATGTCCTGCTGCGCCGCCTTCAGTAATCATGCTTATTGCTTCGACTCCTTCTAATAAAGAAGCACCCATCACTGTTTTTTCAAAATCTCCAAAATCATATACAAATTCTCGACCTCTATTTTTTTCTAGGAAATTTTTTAACTTGCTTATTTTATCTGCATGGCGTTTCTTTTCTTTTGTAAACATCATTGATTCATAAACAGCATCTGCATCTTCTTGTAGTTGTTTACGCCACCATTCTTTAGAAAATACAGTTTCTTGTACTCCGGTTAATATTTGCCAAATATTTTTTACTTCAGCATCATTCTGCGCAGGATATGAAGCTCGGAACGTTTCATAATCTCGATTTGCAATTGCAGCTCTAATAGTTGATGCCGATATAGGTTCTCCATTTTTATATGCGATCGGATCTACATCCAAATTTAATTCTGTAGCATCAACTCCTGCAGGTATTTTTCTTCCAGATTTGTCGCCGACCATTTTATATTTATCAACATTTGGAACAAAGTCTTTTGTTCGTACATAATCATCTCCTTTTGTAGATGCAGCCATGGCATAACGACCTGTTTCATTTTCCGGCAATGCAAATAAGTATTCATATGCGGCCATGATAGGAGAGTTGAATGCTGTTGGTTGTATTTCAATTTTAGGATTGCGATTGATTAAATTGAATATTTCAATTGTTTTTTCTCGAGTTATTCCATCTCGTTCCTTTGGACCTATTAAAAGTATTACGCGATCGACATCTGGATGTGTAGCATAACGTTGTGCAAGTGCTAAATGTGCTCCAGTTAATGGTTTGAATCCACCAGGAAATAACGTTGTTATTTTGTTCATTCTGTTTCCGTTTTATATAAATATGTTATGTCCAAGTACCATATTGAGATATAATATACCAGCCTATAGAATTATTTTGAAATAATAATTGTATAGATGCTGATGCATCAGTTGTTGATATTGTTAAATTACCATCGATGGGTGTCGTTCCTGGACCATCTAGTGTCAATGAATTCGTTCCTCCTATTTTTTTAAAAATTAAAATACGTCCATTGTCTGGCGCGCCAATGATTGGTAATGTTATGTTAACAGCTGAACCTGTTGTTGATACTAAATATACTGTTCTCGTATCTTGACTAGATATTGTAGTACTTCCAGTAATAGTTAAAGGATTATTAATTCGTAATGAACCACTAATTATAAACAGTTCATTTACTTGTAAATTTCCTTTAAAAGTAGAAGTACGGTTGTCTTGTGCCTCTACAATTATATTTGAATGAAATATTTTTCCAAAAAGTTCAGAAGAGCCGCCGATAGATGCTAATGAGTTAGTCGACGTTCCGTATGTTGTTATTAAATACGTACTGCCAGCTCTTAATGTATATTGTGCCATTATATAAATCCTTTTTTTTTTATTTTGTATTATGCAGGTAATCCGCCAGGAATTGCTAAACTAAAGGCATCATTTATATTTACATTACGACCATCTGCAATGGTTAATTGAATAGTACTACCTGCAGTAGTTGTAATGGGCATTAAAATATCTGTAATGGCTGATAATTTATTAATCGCAGCAGATTCTGGACTTGTATTAACGTCGCAATCTATAAGTATTTTTTGAGTAATTTCCCCACCCAATGCGCCATTTAATACTAATCTCCATCGGTATGGGTTAAGCAACGTGCCGTTGCCTATTCTCTGCAAATAACTAGATGAATTTGAGGTAGTTATATTTATAGTCGTATTTGTAAATACTGATGATTCATTTGTACCTGTAAATGTCGCGTTATTTGCAAATACATCTCCACTACTACTTAGTAAGAAATTGCTAGAAGAAATTTCAATATTTCCATTACTTCCGCTAATATATGCCGTATTTGGATTACCAAAAAAGAAATTATCTGTTGCAACATATATTTCGTTATCTGATGTTGAATATCTGAAATAACTTGAAGTATTAAGATAAAGTTCTAATCCTACACCCGAGTATGGTGCATTATTTTTAGATAATTGTCCATTAAGTGCAGACCCGCTCCATAATAAAAATCCAGGGAATCCAGCGTCAAATCCTTCGTATCCTAATGATCTAATAAAACCTGAATTAGAATATCCCGATATTGCTACACCTGATTCTAATGAATCTGCAACATATAGTGAACCAGTAAGCATTGAATAATCGCCATCAATATAACGATTTCCACCCTGCCAAGACTTGCTATACAAATAAGATGTTTGTTTGCTTTTAACTCCGGCTACATTATAATATTCTACCTTAAAGGAAATTTGATTGTTTGCTTTATGTGGTGTATTGATAATTGATCTAATACGTGTATAATTAGGAGAATATCCGGCATCATTATCTGTTGTTGTTCGTACATCTGCAATTTGCCATTGACCGGATTCTATTACAAATAAAAGATTTGCTGTCCCATCGGCATCAGTTTCAAAATTAAACACTACGTCATCGAAACGTTGTGACTCTGAAGTAACTTCCAGTTCTCCTATTTTTTTACCTAATCTCCTAGGAAATTCTTGATTGAAATAATCTGTTGAATCAAAAGCTGTTGCACTTCCGGAAACGTATACTGACATTCTAGGATTCAATCCGTCACTACTTCTTGTTCCTAATGCATCAATAGTAACTTTATATGATGACGTTGCAATAAATATGCCGGCGTAAGCTGTTTTTTGTTGTACTACATGTACTGCGTTTGTTGCAGAAATATCAACTGCACTTGTTATGGACATTGCATTATTTAATGATGCAGTCGACCAAGTTAATGTTGGTGCAGTTGCTACTGTTTTTCCTTGATACGTAAAACCTTCCCAATACGTATTGATAACACTTTGTGAAGTAAAAATACCTATAGATTCGTCTGGAAATAATGAAGCTGTGCTACTAACAAATATTTCCGTTTCTTCAAGTTCAACATCATTAACCAATTCCCATGTTCCAACCGTGCCTTTATTATTCGTATAAACTTTGATTCTAGAAACATCGCCAGTTGACGGATCTAAGCCTTTAACTTGTACAAGAGCAAATGATTGTGAATTTTCTGTAGCAACATATGTTGGAGATGCTTCATATGATAATGAAAATGTGGAATAGTCAAATGCTGTATATGTTTGTGGAGATAAGCTTTGGCTACTATAAGCCGTATACTGCGTATCTAATAAAGCCGTAGTACTAGATAATATCTTTTTTATCGTACTTGTATAAGGAGTGGAAACCACCGGGAAATTAGGAGTAGGCGTAGGATTAACAGGTGTTGATATTGTTATTGTTCCCGTAGACATATCAGATGTAAATAATCCGCCAGATATTTCTATTGCAGGTGTTCCGTTAAGAGCAAAATATCTTACCTTTCCCGTTGTGTATGTAGGAAATTGTTGACTGCCGGAATATATTCTATCAAGCTGTACTCCTACTTGTTCTGATACTGTTATCTCGGGTAATTTAGCAAATATGATTTCCGAATCATTTGATATATTTGGATTGACGGGAACTGTGCGACGCCATCTTACGTTAGGACGACCTTGCCATTCTTGTGGTACTGGTGCACCGTTAATTGTTTGTGCTTCAGAAATTAAAGTAATCGTGCAGTCACCTGGAGATGTTTCTTCATAAATGTAAATTGCAATTACACGCGATTTGTCTTCATCAATATAATCTACAATTTCATAATAAATTGGATCACCATTATAATCTAAGATTTCTAAATTTAATACACCGCCAACTCGTAAATTGCTAGGATGACCTCGAAGTTTAAATAAATTCTTACCCGCAGTTAAACGTGTTGGAAATTCGGTTATTTGAAAATAATCTGGCGATGTAGCTGATGTATCTTCAAAATAAACATTAATAAATTCTAAACCTTTATAAACTGTTTCTTTGCGTTTCATTCCGAATGATATCTTTTATATAAATATCAAACATGATTAATCTGGCTAAATCCTTGTGTCTTGTTTACTTCTATTAATGAATCTACCATATCTCGCATCGAATCAACGTGCGAAATGATAATTGAGAAATCAAATTTAGTTCTAAAATATTCAAACAAATTAACTACAGAAGAAATATGATCTGCATCTAATGAACCCCATCCTTCATCGATTGCAATGAAATTTGGACGTGGTAATGCTGAAACATTTATAAGTGCTATGCGAATTGCTAATGAAGAAATGAAACGTTCCATACCCGATGTTAATTCTAATGGCCAAAAATTATCTTCATCATAAATAATATATCCGTTAATGTTTTTGCCATCTGTATTCATTACCATGTTAAAATCAACAATTTGATTAAGTACATTGTTTATTTCAGCTTCTATTTTAGGGAGCGCTTTTGTAATTAATTCATATGGAATACCATCACGTTTAACTGATTCTAAATAATATTCATATGCTTTGTATTCTGTTTCTAATTGACGGTAACGTTCTAAGTTTTGTATTGCCGTAGCTTTTTGTGTTTTTGCTACTTCTATTGCACCGTAATTGTTTTTAATTTGATTTTGAATAGTTTTTAGTTGTTCTGATATCGCCGTTATTTTTTGTTTGCATGTATCAATATGCGTGTCAACTGTTTGATTGTGTTTAATTGCAGTTTCATTTTGACGAAATGATTCTTGCCGTTCAATTGCAGTTTCTAATTCTGATTCTCTGGTTTGAAGATCGCTTTCTAAAATTTGAAGTTGCAATTCATTGCGTTCCAAAGTAATCTTGTTTGTTTTAATTGAATTTTGTAAAGAATTGTATTGTTCTGTTTGTTCAAATATTGGCGATAATGTTTCAATTTCTTGATTCAACTCCGCAATCTTTTGTTTGGTTGAATTTAATACGTCTCTATCCGCGTCAATTGTATTCTGTGCTTCAATTGCATTTTGTACGAAAACGTTAGATGTACAGTATTTACACTGCGGATCATATTCATGGTCTGAAAGGTGATTAATTTTTTCTTGTTTTGCATTTACTATCTCCTGTTGTTGTCGAAACTTTTGTAAAAGTATGTTAACTGAATGTTCTTTTTGTGAGTATAATTTTGTTTGTTCATTTAATTCCGTAACATTGAATTCTGCAAGTTGCGTTTCTTGTTCATCAATTTTAGCAATCAATGACTCTAAGTCTTGTTCTGCAGTTTCAATGTCTGTTTGTATGGATTCAATTTGTTTGATTAATGCCTGTTCTTGTCGTTTTAATTCTTTGATATCTGGGCCATTGTAAGTTGTTGGCATTTTTGTTTCAATCAATTCAACAATCTGTTCTTGCAAAGAATTACGTTGATCTTGCAATACATCTTCTTGCTGTTCTAATGCAGTAATGGTTTCTTGATTATCTGATATAATCGTGTCAGCTGATATAATTAATTCAGCAAAATCCGTTTTCTTGTAATCTTTTAAACGACCTGCAGTTTCTTTAATTTCATCTGCCGCAAGTTGATAAAGTTGTTCAAATACCGTAATATCTAAAAACTGTGAAAGTAAGTCTTTGCGTTCTTTTTGTGACTTTTCAATAAAGTTGTTATTATCAGCTTGAAGTGAAAATGCAGTTAAAATAAAATCATCATATGTACCTAAATAACGACGTATGTTTTTATTTGTTTCACTTCGTTCTTCTCCGTTTAAATTTTCTGAATCTGTATAAAATTCAACATCAACTTTAACGTGTGTTTCTTTCTTTTTATTTTGTGTTCCTCGTCGCTCGATTGTATAAGTAATACCATTCATTTCAAAACGAAATACTCCACGGAACCAATCTTTTTTATTGTTTAAAACTTCATTTGCTTTACCCGTTTTACTACATTTATCAAAAATAGTATAAGTTATTGCATCAAGCAAAGATGACTTACCAGATGTATTTGCAGCAAATAATCCACACACATCTTGTAAATTTTCAAAGTTAATAACATTGCCTTCACCGTATGAAAACATGTTGTCAAACTCAAAAGATATAGGATGCCATGTTGTATGTCGTATTGATTCTACTGCTGGTAGCTTTGAATTAATTGTTCGATTAATGTGTCGAATTGCATCTACTTCTTCTGCAGTTGCTTGTGGAAAGTGTGAATCGATATAATCTGAAAGCAATGTATTTTGATATTCAACATCTCGTACATTTCCTATTGCTAAACTAGATGATGTTGCAGAATTTGCATGTTCAATCGTACGTTGAATTGTTATGTCTTGTACATCATATTTTTTACGAATTGTTGCAACAAGCTTTTTCATATCCGCTGCACTAGTTCCGTTAAATTTAATACGGATTCTAGGTTTACGCGGCATACGATGTGGATGTGAAACTATTTTTTCACCTTGAGTTTCTAATGTAACATATCCATAATCATTTTCAATTTGAACAAATTCAGCAGTTCGGTCTTCAACGTTCCAAACCAATATCCCATGGTCTAATGCTTCTCCATGATTTTGTTGTATCAATGAACCTGGATATGCAATTGTACGTTCTGCATCTAAGAATTGTGCTGGCTTATGAATGTCTCCTAGCAAAGTAACATCATGTCCTGCAAATAATTCTGTAGTTACATGTTCATTTGATATTTGATAACCAATATCTGTTTTAGCAGTATTAACAGCACCATGATGTAGTGCAATTTTATATGAAGCTGTAAAATCTTTAGCTCGTACGTATTCTGCAGGCGTCTTATCAACTGCCATATGATTCCATGTAACTCCGCCTAATTCAAAAAGTCCGTTATCTTTTACAAATATAATATTAGGATTTTGAATAACATCTAATACAGGACTCACTGCATCAACACGATGCATATTGTTTAGATTCATATCATGATTACCTAAAATAACAATGGTAGGTATTTTGAATCCATTAAAAAAATCTACTAGCATCTGAACTAGTTCCGGGGACATATCTAATTTACTATGTACTATATCTCCAGTTACAACTGCTACACTATTTTCTGTACTAGTTTTTGCAATGTAATCAAAAAGATTTTGGAAAACTTCTCGGTATTCACGATGCCTTTTCAATGTTCTAATATGAATATCTGAAACGTGATAAATTTTATCAATCTTATCTATTCCAACATCAATTCGTTTTATGTCCATATAAGTCCCATTTTTAACTCCATAACACGTTCAAATGTTAATAAGTCAGTATTTTCTATAATTTCTGTAATTTTTTGAAATCCTAATTCTGATGCATCTTCTTCCTGCAGTTCAACAAAGTAAACATTAAGGCCTTCTGCCATGAACCGTTCTGCAATTGAAAGTGCATTCTTTAATGCATCGGCATCTAAGCAAATGTAAATGTTTTTCACTCGTTCTTCAATGATTTTCTTTTGCAAAGCAGGTTGAATTATTTTACCAAAGAGTGGAATTGCATTGCGTTTAACTGCAATTGCATCAAATGACCCTTCACAAAGTATAATTGGTTCAGCCCAATTGATTGTCATTTCAAAACCAATAATATCTTTTGAAATTTTTGGATTCTTATGTTTAAATTTATCTGCTTTGTAAAATGCTCGGCTAACAAAATAATTGAGTTGACCTTGTGCATCATAACTAGGAATAATTATTTTTCCAGAATATTCTCCCGATTCACAATACCCAATACGATACTTTAAAATATCAAATACTGTAATACCGCGATTAGTTAAATAATGAATTGCATTGCGATAATCCGGTGTATTTTTTTTAATCCAAAGTGGAGCATATTCTTGTGGCAGTTGAATTGTTGCCGTTTTTGTTTCAGTTGCGGTTGTTCTATACTTAGCAGATTCAATTATTCTATTAAGTTGTTCGAAACGCTCTTTTGGTAAATTGAGTTGTTTGAAAAGTGAAACAATGCTTCGACCTTTCTTATCAGATATCCAACAATGCCAATTATTTTCTCCGGCGTGATTTGTTTGAATATTGATTTCTAATTTTGGTTTGTAGTGAGAAACAAAAGGAGAAAAGAATGCAATGTTATCACCAGATGTAGGTTTTCCTTTACCTAAAACTGATTCTAACAATTGTAATAGTTTTAGATTCTTCATATTATTAATATATTGAAATTCTGTAAGTATTCCAATTAATTATTAATAATATTATAATATATGTTTGATACATACATTTCATTACTGATCAAACGATTTCATTTCATTAACATTACATTCAATCTATTAATTAAATAAATTTCATTAATCTTTCATCAATATATTAAAAATAATTTAAAAATCAAACCTTATTCAAAGAAACGTTTAACATTAACCGGACTTTCTCCTGATTTAACACATTCTTCGAGCCATTCTGCAGGAATATCTTTCTTTGCAACGTGACGTATTCCTAGTTTTAATGCATATTCAGCATAAGTAGTTTTGCTTGTTTTTGATAAACGTTGATTAGGATTTTGAAAAACCATTCGAATATCTACGCCAGGATTTGAAGCTAATACGTGTTTCATTTTAGTACGATCTGCTGTAGTCCATCGTCCTTTTGTTTCAACGAACATGAATTGGCCGTTACGTTTTGTAAATACAAAGTCAGGCGTATATTTTGCTTTACGCTCTGGTACTATATAATTTATAGTTTCTGTTTCATATTTCAAATCATATGGAGTAGATTTTATTGCTTCTGCAACAACATGTTCTAATCCAGATTTATAACCATATTTTAATGCAGTTGCTCGTTTAGAGTTTCCTGCACTGTGAAAGTGATTTTTTGCCATAACTAATTTTTTATAAAGTTTATTTTATTACTTTATCCAATGGTGCCCAAAACTTTTTGTTTTTAATTTTTATAAAAATCCAATTTTTATTTGTCGTTGATGTTGATATATACTCAATACGAGTTGAATCCGGAGCACGCCATTTCCATATCATTCCTTTCTCTTCAGCCTCAACAAACTTCCCATTTATAAAATAATAAAGTGTGGTTGATTTCAATTGTATTACATCGCCAGGTTTTAAGTTAGAATCATTTTTTGGTTTAGGCGGTGTAACATCTGGCTTCGGCGTTACTTCTGTTTCTTTCTTTTTCTTTGTTTGATTTACAGGTTGTAATGCATCTTGATCAAACTCAAAGTCTTGTTCGTTTATTTTAGTTGGTTCTGGCATTATAATTTCCTTTATTTTTTATTTTTGCTTCGGCGCTGGTATTGACATCGTGTCTAATAGTTTAATGAGTTTAATATATGTATCTGTAACTAAACCATTAATAGTTGAAAATTGTTTTTTAAATAATTTTTTTATATCTATTGTTAATTCTTTTGATCTATCGCCCCAATTCCCATATTGTGGCTGTGCTAATTCGTACGGAGTATATTTATCGCCTGTACTCGAATTCTTAAGGTACATTATCAAATTTGGTTGAGTTTTTAGTTTATAAAGTATTAATTCTTGAAACCATTTTGTTATATCATTAGGTTCGGCTCCCGTTGCAGAAGATTTTTTAGTTGCTGCAATAATATCCGCATCCGTATATTTATCTTCTCGCGCTGCTTTTAATTTTGCATCTTCAATTGCCTTTGTGTCTATCGCAGTTTGTTTTAGTTTTTCTGCGTCTGTTGTTTGTCTTTTTGCTTTTTCAAACTCAGATTCCGGTCTAGTTTTTTCATGGTTGTCGACAGCTTGTTTAGCTTTAAGCCAAGCTCGGCCATCTGCAGATGCTATTTCATCATCATATTCTTTTTGAACTTTTTCTAAGTCTTTTTCAGGACCTGTGAGTTTCAATTGTTCTAATCTATTTTGTAACGGACTTATCGTTGGCCAAAATTTATCATTAATTTTTTTAAATTCTTTATCTAATTTATCTTTTTGTTTATTCCAATCTCTTATTGCTTTTCCTTCCGGAGATAACGGCGTTTCTTTACCTGTTGATATATCGTTATTAAATTTTAATTCATCTAATAAATCTTCTTTTTCTTCAACCGTTATCCTCATAGCATCGGGAGTTAACTTTTGAAATTCTGGATATGCCGGATCGCCACTTAAAAATGTTTCAAATCTAAGCTTAGGATATTGCAACCATTTTTTAGACCGACCTTGTATGTATACATATGTATCTTTTGTATTTTTATTTAATTCTTCCGGAATTGTATATACATCAATAGTTTCTCCTTGAGTTTCCCATTGATATGGATAATTAACTTGTTTTGGACGAATTGTTGCAGTATCTAGATCCTTTTCTGATTCAATTTGTAGCTGTTTAACACCTACTTGTTGAGCTATAACGTTATATTCTTTAACTGTGAGTAATCTCGCATCTCCGATATTATATGACGATTTAACAACCGTAACAGCTTGTAAAGATTTTTCTTTTTCACCTGATTTTTTTGCAGCTGGTTCGTCTGTTCCAAATACTCGGCTAAATTCTGCAGGCTTTGGCATTATCCATACATTAATAAGTTGTCGTTTATCTGACTCTGGCTGTGACATCACATATATGTATTTTTTGTTTGCATAAGGTCCACCTGGCCCGACATATGTTAAAGTTTTTGCACTTTCTTGTGCTTCATCTGATGTTACTGTTCCCGGTACCGGTGAAGAAAATCCGGACATATTTACAACTAACATTTTTATTTTTTGTGGATCTGAAGTACCTTTTGTTTTAACTGCATACGCGAATTTTGCACCAGCTGCCATTGCTTTTGCAAATTGTTTTTTAGATGCTAATTTTAATACGCCAGATTCTGCTTCTAGTAACACTTGACGAATGATTTGTTCTAATATCATACTCATATCGTGATCTTTATTATAAATATATTACCAATCAACTAATACCATTTTCCCGTTCCACATCATCAAATTATCAGATCTAAAATCTAAATCTAACTCAAATTCTGGAATATTTAAACGTTCAACATCGCGTTGCAATGCATTTAAAAAATTATCCAATTGTGCATTAACAGAATCAGTTTGTTGTACGAATTCAAATATTGAAACTTCTCCACCTTGTTCTCGAGCAAAACTGTTAAATTCTTGCATAAATGAATCAACTTCTTGTTTCATTTGTCCAGGTAATTGTTCAGCATTTGCCATAATATACATATCTTTTCCATTAACATAATATACTGGAATAAATGTTGTAAATTTATCTGATTGATTAACTATGCGTTCTGCTACTTGATATTCATCTTGTTCTTTAGTAATTTTAAAAACTTTGTCTTCTCCATTAATTTCATAAACTCGACCGTTATCGCCAGATGCAACGTATTTAAAATATTTATTTTTTATTTTATATAAACAACGTGCAATATCTGACTCAGACATTTCATAAAGTAAATGTTTTAAACGTATCATTTTATGTTCCTATCTAGATCCAATCTAACTAAAAAGTTCATATCAACATCTGATCGCTTACGGATAGGTTGTGCTAATTTACCAATTGCTAGCAATTGTCCAGCATCATCATACAAACCAATTGTAGTTATATACGGAGCAAATGCACTTCCAGTTACGAAATTTTTATAATTAATATCGCTATCATCAGTCAATGTTAAATTCATTGACATATTAAAATCGCCAGCATCAACATTTGCAACAACGCCTAATTCATGAGTAGTCACTGTACTTTTATATGAAGCCGTAAATGGAACATTTAAAATATTATGAAAGCGATAATCAGGTGTTGAGATTACAGCAATACCTTGACGTGCAAATACATTTCCAACATGATTGGTTTGCATAAAAGACCCACCTTCGGTTCGATCTGCTAAATATCCAATCTCCGTTGCTGTTAATGCTCTATTAAAAATACGTATTTCATCAATAGTTCCTGTTAAGTTAGAACCACTTTCAAATCCGCCTATAAATAATGGGGATGTATTGTCAATACGAGCTGATGCTGATAACGGTGATAATGTATCTATTAATAATGTACTATTAACAGTTGCATGCAACATGCCATCAATATACATTTGCATATCACTACCTGAAACTTGACAAACTACATGGCGCCATTGATTCATAAGTAATGATGATGTAATTTCTGTTTTATAGGTAGTGCTACCAGCAGCTGAAAATTGAATTTGATTGCCACTATTTAATTCTATTTTAAATGGATATTGTGGAGATAATGAACTAGAAACTTTTCCTAATACTAAAGAATTTGAAGCAACACCGTTACTATTTATAAAAAATGAAATAGCATAATTATGATTACGATCATAATATCCTGGAATTTCTGTTTTTATATAACCTGTTCCATTGAAATTAGCTGCATATCCATATGGAGATGTACCTCCTGTAGTTGTAGTAATGCCCGGTACATATGTTACATTATTAGAAATATACTCAACTCTATTAGCATCGAAATATTCATTAAAACCTTCTTCAAACATCAATGATCTAGTAACAATTGATTGCGTATTAAATGTAGTATCATATAAATTACCGTAACGATCTGATTTAAAATCAAATAAAAATGTATATGATCCCGTGCCATATGAAGCTGTTCCATAATATGAAATAGCATTACCGGCAATTTTAAATGATGCTGGCTTTATTCCTTCTCCAATTCGTATTTGCGGTATCGAAAGAATAGATGCAGATTGATATAAATGTTTTTTTGTTTGTTTTAAATTAGTCGGACCGTAAGTTTGTGCTGGAAATTTTTTATACTTAAAATATTGATGATTAACGGAAAAATAAGTTACAGTCTGTAATGAACCATCAATATTTGAAGAATCATTAATAGTTAATTCAGATCCTAATGCCGGTAAATTTGTTGTATCAGAATAAATTGCTATTAGTGGTAATGCACTACTAGTAGCACTACCAGAATATACTGTCCAAGTTTTAAATGACTGAAATGGATTAACTGTAACATCACTAGAATCGATTTTTTTAAATACTGTAGGAGTTGGTCCTACGTAACCAATTTCATTGTATGTCATTCTAGATTCTGCCATATAGTATAAACCCCATTATACATATAAATATAACGGGGCTAAATTACTGTTGTTTTTTAGAAATCTAATTTAACTCTAATCAATGCTTCTCGTTGGAATGATTTAAGTAATGGTTTAGAAAGTTTTGCTACTGCAAGTAATTCTTGAGAATCATTATACAACCCAACTGTTGTTATATATGTTTTAGGATCGCCAACAAAAGTTGTTTGTGAAATTTGTCCAACACTTCCTGTTACATATGATGGATTATTTGAAAAGTTATATTCAGCATTTTTAACACGAACGAAATAATGTGTACTTGTTACTTTTTCTGAATTACGTGCCAAGAAACCAAATTGATCCAATGTTGCTGGATTTTGTATTAATGCAGATCCAGAAATAGAATGGAATAATGCAAAATGGTTATTTCCTTCCGAACTAGAACCTGTATTAGTTTGGAAATTTAATTGTTGATCTAACATTTTTCCATCTAATATAATTGTTCCATAATCTGGATATACTAATCCATAATAGATTGGAGCTGTTGAATTAAATACACCGCCGTTAATAGACCCTGATACAATATTATAAACTCTTCCAGAATCTCCAACAGCTGCTGTTGAAATAGATGAGTCATCAATTAATGTAAATAATCTAGATCCAGATACATTAACACTACCGGTAGCATTCGTAGGACGCGAACCTGATATTAAACGCAATGGAATCTCAAAATTACCTGCATCTAAACGTTCTTTCATCCGGTTACGTTTAAAGTTGATTACATAGATATAATCAGTACTACCAGATCCTGCAGTTGTAAAACGAGAATCTGTTGGCGAAAGTAAAAGTTGTCGGTATTGTGAATAAATTGCTTTACTTGGAGAATCATTAAGTTGTCCTTGCGAATCAGACCCACTACCTAATGCATGTCCAAATGCCAATGAATATTGAACTGCCGAACCTGTTTCTGCAGGCGCTTTATGTAATACGTCAACATAATATCTACGTTGTGTTGTTGTTTGTGCAGATGATGTAAAATGTGTTATTAAATTAGCTAACCCATCTGACCACATACCAGCAGTAACTACTTCGGTTTGATTTGCAATAACATCATTTGCAAGATCAAATTTCGTATATGTACGTCCATTTCTAGATAATACCGAAGCTTGTTGCATCTCAGCAACCATTTGATTAGCAAGTTGTTGAGCAAGTTGTTGTACCTGTTGTGTAGCTGCTGCTGTCGCTGGCTGAATTTGTTGAGATGTAGGTGGAGTAATTCCTGATGCAGCGAGTCTTTGATTTAGAGATGGAGCTATTTCTCGTTCTCCAGTTACTGGATTAACTCTAGGAACGCCGCCTAGTCTAGGTTGTTGTTTTAATGTTTCAATGAAATTTTCTGTTTTCATATTATCTTACATATTTGCTGCCGTAGCAGTTGTTACTTTTTTAACTGTTAAATTGATAGTTACACTTCCGCCTGTCTCATTACCAATTATCGTAATTGTTGCAGTTTTATCTTCAAGCATTTGTGTTTTAGCAGTAATTCTAAATTCAAATCCTGCTACTGCAACACTTTGTGCATCTTCATTATCTCCAATAAAGTTAGGAGTAGTTGGAAGTATTGAATTTTGTAATGCTCTAGTTACAGTTATATCAGCCACGGTAGAATCTGACAATATTGCTGTATAACCTAAATTTGAATTTCCGCCTTGGAAATTGCTTGTATTAGGAGCAATAACTGCACTATTACCAGGTGCTGCTAATGTAATTGAAGTGTTGCCTACATTAATCACAGGAATATTAGTTGTTTGTTTTGGCAATGTAACTAGTTTATATTTTAAAGCCTGGGTCTCATCCGGAATTGCTTCGGTAATAGGCATATTTTCTATGATAGTACCATAATACTCAGTTCCTAGTGGATGATCTGGATTCCACAATGAATAATCAATTTCGTCATCGCCTAATGCAAATTGCGTAATATTAAATGCATTTCCGCCTTTTGCTAATAATTCGCGACCTTTTAATGTTAGAATTGCGTCAATTGTAACGCTAGAATTATCTAAGTATCCCATAATGTTTTAACCTTATTTCATATAAATATGTTTAGTATAATTTTTATGCTAATCTAAAACTACCTTGTTGACCTAAGGTTTGATATATCAATTGATTTGGATTTGATGATCTCCATTCTGCAACAGGTCCGCCGTCATATGTTTGTGTTGAATTAACATTAAATGCAGGCGATGTCATTTTTGTTCCAGAATATCGTTGATTGTCAATTCCTGTTGGCGTATAATCTTGCACTTCTACAAATTTATAAAGCAAATTAGTATTCCCTGAATAATTTGGGACTAATGGACTTGATGTAAGTAATGATACATTAGTTATTGGATTATCTGTAGTTTGTATAAAAAAACGATTACGATTAACACTCCCACTAGTAATACGTATTATTTGCATAAAGCCTGGATCTAATTCATATGATCCTGATCTAGTTAAAATAGTTGGTGTCGATATACCATCAGTTATCTGCGTTACAACATATAAACCATTCGAAGATCCAGTAAATGGTCCAGTAAAAAGATTAGGACTATTACCATTTTTTATTAAAATTTTATCATTTAAACTAATGATTACGCCATCAATCGATGGTATAGCGAGCGGATTATTAAATGAAATTGTATCTAACAGATTATATGAAGAAAGTGGAAAGAAAGCCGTTGTTGCTAACTTTGCTTCTATTACAATTGCATTAACATCTTGTTGTTTAAATTCAGATAATACTGATGATGTAATTGCAGGACATGTTGCTTCACTTAACCAATATGGTGTAGATGCAGTAATATATGTTGAACCAGATAATACTAGATATTCATGGGAATATGCAACACCATCATATTTTTCAGCCGTTGACGCAGTTAAATACATTTGCCATTGATCATCGTCTTGAGCTGATATTGATAAAATATTACCATCGATGCCGGCAGTATAGTATAAATAATCTCCAGATGCAGTTGGCTGTACTTCTGTTATTGTTACGTTTAATGTAGAATCAAACCTAGAAATTTTCGGGAGTATTGTATCTTTGCTACGTTCTAATATGTTAGGTTGAATTAATACGCCTGTTAATTTACTAATACGAGCTGGAAGTAACTGTTCCAATTGTTTGAAAAATGATAAATCAAACAATGTAAACATTTTTATGTAATCATTTATATTATTACGTTCTGAATACTTTTTCCAATATGTTTGTGCAAATTGAATTAAATCTGGATATGATTTTGAATCTGTTTCTCCCGGGTCTCCAATATATTCATCTAATGCAGTAAAGCCAAATTGTGCAATAATATCTTCATCAATCATTGTTTGCGGAGAAAAATATACTCCTAATTTTTTACTGTCTAATGGAGCTTTATCAAATTGACTACGTTCGGCTCTGGTTTTGACATCCAACGTTCCAACTAATTCATTTTCTTCAATGCGTATTTTATTATCATCGAATGTACCAGCTCCAAGAGATATAGCATCGTAATAATACGTTTCTTCAATTGAATCATATGGTATATTATTAGTCCAACCTGTAAATGATGCAGATATTGTAGAAGGTATCGGTTGTATTCCAGATAAACTACTAGTTAGTGAATGATCAATTTTTTGTGTGAGTGGTAATCTAAATATAAGTTCATCATATGCATCTGCATTACTATCATATGCAGCTGGAGCTTTCGTATGATTTTCAAATGGAGCGTCATTTAAGCTCGATGACCATAATCGTAATTCTTGAAGTTGTCCTACAAATCTACTACCGCCTGTTGTTCCTCCAATAATTAAAGAACCTGTTGGGTTGAATGATGCAACTGCAGAAGCTGTTACTGTAGAAACTATTTTTCCATATTTTGCTTTTTTAGCAACTAGTTGCAAATTTGAACCACTAGTTCGCAATAATGTAGAAACCCATTCATCATTATATATTTCAAAATCAGCTGAACTAGTTCCATTAATTTGTACATTACCTTTATTACCACTTGTAAAATCAATTGTTACTGTATTAGATCCAATTGTATACAAGTTCATTGTGTTTGGTATCAAAGGATTTGCTACGATATCATCAGCCCGGAAACGCAGTTCAACTGCACCTAATGATTGTGAATAAGTAACCGTGACAGATCCCGAAACACTTCCGCTAACATCTAATGCATAATCAAAATTTAATTTTTCATATATCGGAGCACGTTCAATTCTAGGTCCTCCATATTCATTAATACTAATTAAAGATTGCGGAATTCCATAACAAGAAAGAAGCGCCTGTACACTTCGTTTTGTTCCTTTTGATTTTAATAAATACGGTAAATTGTTTACAATGCGACGCCATATTGTATATGTCATATCACGTCCTGGAACGGATGGATCGCCAACACTATTTGACCCTGTTAAAGGCGTTCCTGCTTCATCAGTTCCAAGTAAATATTGCCATAGTTCTTGAGATTGATTCCCGTCAGTTAAATTCCAACCAAATTGTTTTGCTACTGAATATAACAATTCATTTGGCATACCTAATTTAGGATTTTCTTCACGTTTATTAATTTGTGTCATATGATGAATATACGTATAAAGTATATCAAAATGATGACCTAACATATTTACAAACGTAACTGTTTCTGTATTAGTTGGATCTAAACGTATAAATTCCGGAATGGCATAAACCAATGCATTAATGTTCAATTGATCATACAATGACGCTGAACTATATACTCCATCATACCATTGTTTAAATTGTGAACTAGTAGTTGCAGTTAATACGTATGGATATGTTGAATTTGATTTCGGTACTGGTTTTATATAACTGCCAGTAACATTTGCAACATTAACATTCACAGTTTCAATTGGAATTTCATACGTTGTTACTAGAGATGATGATTGATAATACATGTATTGTTCAAATGCATCAAACCCTCCAACTAAATTTGATTTTAGATTTAAAAAATCTGTTTGATTTGTAGTTGCAACACTACCGGAAATTCCTGATACAACGATACTTTGTGATGTATAATATTCTAAAAGTTGAAGTTTATATAAAAAATTTTCTAAACGTTCTGTTGCTGAGCTATAAAAAATAAAGTTATTGAAATCAGAATAATCTATGTTTAATTTTACGCCCGATAAACTTCCGGAAAAATATGCATCAATAATTTGTTGTGATGTTTGAGTTGATGAACCTAATAAATCTGTCCATGTTCGTAAACCGGTTTCATTAGAAGTAGTATATTTAGCAGTTGCTTGCCAATTTGGATTTCCTAACTTATTAAATTGTTTCTGTAAAGCTTTTGGTGTAATTGCAACACGATCAATATATGCATCTTTTTGTTCTTCAACTATCCAACATTTAAAATTAACTTGAAACTCATCCGATAATGGTTCATTTAACTTTACATATAAGTATTCCCCAACAACAACACTATTTACAAATAATGCACATTGATTTCTACTAAAATTTAATAAGTATGATTTATAAAAACGATCGGAAGTTTGATTAACATTCTGAATATATGAAGTAATTTGTTGTAAAAATTCCGGGTCATCTGCATCAATTGCTCGAAGGCGTATTTCCATACGGTCTGGAGAAATTTCATCAATTTGCAAATGTTGTTTATCGAAACTACCAATTAAGTTTTTAAAGAAATTAACAACAAAACGAAAATTTCCAGCAGTTAATTTTAATTTTTCTAATTCTTGATATAAATCAATTGAAATTGTATTACTTAAAGGAACTTGTTTATTAAGTGTTTTATTTCGAACACTAGACGCAGAATTTTTTGCTTGTACTGAATGATTACCTGTTAACCATGTTCCGCCGGAATAAACGTGTAATTCTAATTTAGAATCGGCATCTGTTATTATTTTGTTATTTACATAATATGCAGCATCAGAATCATATGAAATTAAATTAAGTTTTGTACGATCGATACGTTCGGCTGAAAATGACTTAGCATTTTCATTCGCAGCAATATTTTTATATTGTTTTAACATATATTAAATTTCCTGATTCCAAGTGTCTACATTTTTCGATGCATCTGTAATCACCCAATATGATTGTATTTCTCCAATTGTATGGTATGACGTATCATCGTTTTGACCTGCAAACCCGCCTAACTGGAAATAATCTCCTTCTAAAAATTCTTCATTTAAAATTACTAGATCTAAATTCAAAGTTTGAACTTCATATTGAAATATTTCTCCCCAATTTCCCGTAGTAACTGAAGAATTAGCAAATGGTCCTTTAAACAATTTGTTTAATCCTGTAATCGGAGAATTTTTAATTAAAGAAAAGTAACATGTACCAAAACCTGAAGAATATTCAACTTGCAATTGATTGTTTTCATTAGGGGCAAGAGCAACAGGCACAATTGTAGTATCATATCTATGTTCAATTTTTATCCTAAATCGTAAATCAACTCCGGAGTTTTTTATTTCCGGAGTAATAAAATAATGTCCCGCGCGTTTCTGCGTTACGCCATCTTCAACAAAATCAAAACTGAAACCATTGAATTTTGCTTCATCACTCCAAGTTCCAGCCGCTGTTTGTATTCGAAATGATGCCCCTGGACGATATCTTGCATAAACGTCGTCAATACTGTCTAATTCTATATTTGTATCTAAATCTAAATCTAATGTAGTTTCAATTGGATATGAAGTAGGAAATTTATAATATGTAAATTGCGTATCTAAAACTTTTAACATTGATGTTGTAGTTATATTAGTAGCAATTGGTTCAATTCGTAATAATTGATTTTGTTCGCCTTCTAAAAGAATGACATTGCCAGCTTCATCTCGCGCAATTACAGCCGGGTCGTTTGAACGATATGTAATTCCATTATTTCGATATGGTATCGAAAATGCAATTTTAGCAGAATCTAATTTTGCATTCGTTTTAATATTATTTGTTTCAACATCTCTAATAGGTTTAAGTGATGTTTTATTAGAGTTTGAATTTATATTATTTATAACAGTACGATTAAAATTTTCCATTATCTAACTACTTTAAAATAAATTTCGTCGTCGATATATTGTTCTGTAAATCCATCTACAATTTTAAATTCTAAACGATAATATCGTTCTGGCATAAAACCATTCATATCAACGTAAATGTAATTACTAGTGTTATCGCAACTTACTTTAGTATAAATATTATCATAAGGAATTATGTACTCATCTGTAGCTGCATCTCGTATTGCATAGTAAGTAGTTGATGGTAATCGTTTAACTGCTTGTATCGGAAATAAATTTGTTGGAGATTTTTGTGGGTATTTATCTCTGGTATAAATTCGTATTTTAGCTATTTCAGAATCTTTATATTCTGGTTTCATTTTTGTATATACAGTATATGACTCTAAATCTGCAGCCGATAAAGATGATGAATATGCTGAATTGTCCCAATACATTGTTAGTTTTGGAACATATATGGTATGAGTTTCTTTACTAAAATAATTAATATAACCAGTTACATTTACATCTGCTTCATCTGCATCTGAAAACTTAAGTATAAATCCATTATTATCTATAGATTGACTATTACTTCCACTAATTAATTTTAAAACTAAGTCAGAAACATCTAATGTTAAATCCGTAGTTTGATATGAATAATCATATGAACTAGAAAATGATGTGCTACCCGTACTATATAACCAACTACCACCGGCACCTGAGCCAGAAACTCTAATTCCAGATGTTCCTAAATCAATTTGTTGTGAACTAGAAATCCATAATGCACCGGTTTGTGAGTCTAATGACCATGATGCGTACGGAGTAGCCCACGTAACGCCATTTGAAATAATCGGATTGGAGTTTATATATCCAGTACCATTAATCCATGGCTGTGCAACCAGTTTAGATTCTAATGTATATTGTGCTGGTAAATTTTTTGCATTACTAGTATAAAGTTGCAATATGAATTTGCAAGAATTTATGTTGATACTATATTTTGATAGCGTATCAGTAATTTCTGTTTTATCAAACTTAATTAAAGCTCTAGATTTTTGTAATGTACTGCCATCTGTTCCAAGACGTTTACCAATTTCTAGAATTTCATCTAAACCAGTATTTGTTGTTTCTAATCCTTCATAAACAGTAGCATCAGATTCGGGATAAAATATTCTAAACATAATATACTTTTAGTATAAATATTCAAAACTTAATAACTTACTACTCTTCCGCGAATATCTTGATTTGGAAATTTAATTTCAAAAATACTAGGATCTAATGATGGATAAATTACGCCATTGCGTGTTGCAGTATCTAAATCATAAACATTACCAGAATATCCAAAGTCAGTATCAAATAAATTTTTAAATTTAACTCCTACAACGCTTTGAACGCCTTTTACGTTAGCTAACAATGTAGTTATATCTGATTTAATAACAGGTTGATTTATTTGCCATTTATCTACATCAAACATTGAACGTACTGCATCAACACATTTCAATAACGTTTCATTGCTATTATAATTTGATAAAACTGAAATTTCAAAATCAATTCCGATATTGATAATAAATGCGTCTTTTATATTTATTGCATCAGTTAATATGCGATAATAACCTAAATACGTTTTTAGATTTTCTTTGATTGCATCATTAAGTGCAACTAATTGTTTAGATTGATTAAAACCTAAAACATACATATTCATTGCTAATGGATTTGCAATTCTAGTTTGTTGAAAATCTGATTGTGCTATTTGATCATCTGGAACTATATATGCTTTTGCAACACTTCCAAATTTTTGCGGCATTGAATATGCTCGTATAATATAATCATCTCGTGTTACTAAACGATTCTGTGTAGCAAAATTACCTAATGCATTATTTTTAATGTCTTGCAACGTATCTGCCGTTTTTGCTCCTGCAGCAGGAACGGCATTATTAACAGCAACCGTTGTTTTTACAAAATTCAATATTGAAATGTTATTTGTAGAATTAATATCTTCATCATATTCAACGAAATCTACATTGGTTAATGTGTTTATAGCAACATTATCAGAAATACCATTTCCAACTGTATATGTTACAGATAATGTAGTATTAGCAGGAGCTTGTCCATATGTTCTAGTATATAAAAAATTTGAAGGATCAATATCTACATCAACTAATCTTCTAACACCACTTAATCCGTTTCCAACATTACTAGGATTTGGAATTATTTCTTCATCATTATTATCAGAAATACCAGAGCCAAATTGTAATTCTAATTTGTTATCACTTCGCAATCTAGTAATAAAACGTTTTGCAGTTTTTCTTAATTTAAGTAAACTAGGAGCCGATGAACGATACTGATATAAATCCGGATCGTTTTCTAATAAATTCGGTACAGATTCAAAAATTGTGTCTTGAGCTAAAAATGGAACTTCATACCAATTGTCCCCATCTGATTCGGTTACTGAAATTATTTCAATGATATTGGAATCTGGCAATACAATTTTATCATATGCAATTGCATTAGAAAATGTAAAAGATTGTTTTTTTATTTCACCGGAAACTGCCTTAGTTTGTTTTTTTAATAAATAATATGTAGGAAGTTTAGTTGCATCATCTGTTTCGTATATAGTAATTTCTGTAGAATCAATTGAAGATGAATACCCAAAATCTACAGAATCCAATGTTCTAAATACTGCAGACCCCGCAGTTTGTTTTATTTGCATACCTGGTTTAATTGATAATGCATAATTAAAATCCGGCTGAACATTGATTCCGGTGCCTATAGCAGGAACTAATTGATAAACATCTAATGTTACATATGCCGGCACTACATTCTTTGGACGATATCCTAACGATTTTGCTAAATCATAAATATTTGCACGTTCAGATGCTTGTTCTAAAAATGATTCTTTTAAATTATTATCTGCGTAATATGATAATACATCTCCTACATATGCAGCAATTTCCATGAACAACATTCCCGGGGATGATTCATTAAAATCATTATACGTATTAGGAAAATATTGTTTTGAAAAATCAATTAGATTTTTTCTAAGTTGATTAAAATCTTTGCCTAGATATGATATATCTTTTTTTATTTCCATGTTAACCTACTTCTAATACCCCGGTGTCAGTTACGCCGAGTGTTATGGTTTGCGTTGAATATTGTGCAACTGAAAAAGAAATTGTTACTTGTATATTATAGTATAAATCCGGATTTTCATCTGCAGTTACGATATCAATATTTTCAATTGTTATATACGGCAACCAATATGAAACTGGAGTTTTGATGGCATCATCAATCGTTTGTTTTAAAGATTCCATATTAGGTTCAAATAAAACGTATAATAAACGAGTTCCAAATGTAGGTTGATTATAACGTTCGCCTTTATGAGTTAATAGCAAAGTTTTTAAATTTTCAAATGCTTGATCGGTAGTTAAATAAATCGGAGTGAGTGATTGTAATCCAACACCTAAAGCGGCGGAACTAGCTGGGTCAACTAACGGTTCAATTACTTGATATGGCATTATTTACCTTTTTTCTTTTCAATTGCTTTCATTAATCCTGAATAATCACGTGTCAATGCTTTTGCAACAACTGGATCTACATCAAATGTTTTACCCGTCTCGGGGTCATGCATTACTGCGGGTGCTGCTGGCTGCTGCGGCATTTGATTTTGTCGCATCATTCCAAAGCCTTGTGCATCTGCAGAACTAAAACTCATATCTCTATAATTTTCAGACATTAATTCTGAAAAACTAGAAATAGATGGAGAACCTTCTTTCATCGAAGGCGTTTCATTTAAAATATCTGCAAAACCAGTTCGCTGAAATTGTATTTTGTTTTTTGCTGTTTGTTGCGGTACCGGTTTACCGTTTGCACGATTAACTGTCGTGTGAGATGTAGACTTCATCTCATTAATAGTAGATTGTAACCCTTCGCGAAGAATATCCGTTAACTCTTCTTTTATAACATCGCGTACGGCTTGTTTAAGTGCTTTTATCAATGTTTTTGAATCCATATGAATCTTTTTATATATAAATATTGCGATTAGTAATTTACGCCCATACTAGGCCATTCTGTATCTGATGGCTTAGGACCATATATCATTAAGTTTTGCGTATCAATATAATAATCACCAGTTTTACCTAAATCGTCGGATGGTCTTCCTACTAGTTGATATACTTGACTAGGAGCTTCTTGCAATGTTAATAAGCTTTGTTGTTGCTCGATTAATTTTTGAATATTTTCCGATCGACTTGTTAAATCTTCCTGTGACACGTTTATTTCTTGATAAAATTCAGAATCCAATAAATCATTATAATCAAATCCATCGCCAAATGAATCTAATGCATCTGCATCTCTCAACGTTGAAGTTGGAATACTAATTGCAGGAACTTCTCCATTACAACTTGAACCAATCTTACCTAAAGCTTCTTGTATAGGAGGAACAAATTTATTTAACTGTGCCGTTAATGACGGAGGGACTTTTGCTAATTGTTGAACTGATGCTAGTGCATTTTTGATAGTTGCATCTTGTACGTCTTTTAATAACATTGCAAGAAATAAAGGCGCAGTTACAGGATTAGAAAGTTGTGCAGCACTTAATGCCGTTTTTACTCCATTTGCAGCAGTAATTATTGTTTTTGTAGTATTAATAATTTTTTGTATTTTAGGTACCTCTGTTTGTAATTTAGTTATAAGCGTTTGCACATCAGTTAAATCTTTTTTGATTTTTTTGATTCTAGGATCATCGCAATTACATTTTTCTGGTAACTTAACTGAATCTTTTGCTACAGTTACAACTTTATCACCTAATTGATCAACTAATTTATTCAATTGTTGAATAGCTTTATCTGTAATTTGTGGAGGTAGATTAGGTATACGATCTAATGGAGGAAATATTGCCGGCATATTATGTTTTCTTTAAAAAATATTTGTTACTAGTTAACTCACTATATAATTTTTTTTGTGCATCTCTCAAATTCGTATCATTTAAAAATGTACCGGTAAGATCTCCGCACTTTATTTGTGTATATAATAAGTGTGATATTATCTTATCTAAAATTTCTTTTAAAACTTCACCGTGAACAAACCGTTCATCCGCATCATCACCTCCAATACGTACTTCTTCCGGAGTATTTAATATAATTGCTTTTTTTGAATCAAGTACAATAACATCGGTTTTAGCACTTAAAACAATTTTATCTCCTACTCCAATAAATTGTGAACCTTCAAATGAATTATTTTTTGTTGTTGGTTTTGATAATGTTAAAGGAATAACTTGATTGCTCGTTAAATATAATGAAGATGCATCTACATTTGGATTTTCTACGATAAATTGTTTATTTGGAAGTTGTTTGCGACCATTAGATAAAACAATAATAGGTTGTGCTGGATCATTTTCTGGTCCTGTCTCTCCCGGTGGTTTAGGACTTTTCCATGTAGGTTCCACATAATAATATGTAGGAACTAATGTGTTATTTTCAGACACTGAACGGTCTGTTGTAGAAATATTAACAGTGCTACCAAAACGAATACTATTTCCTAAACGCCCTTCAATTAATGTATCGCCTTCATATGGTTGTAACAAAGCAACAGGCTTACGAGTAAATGTTCGACCTGGTTTTGTTTTATCAATTTCATCTTGAGTTTTATTACCAGATATGCCTGGCAACATGTTTTCATTAATAGAACCTTGTAAGTCTACGGTATCAACATAGTACCAACTTTCTCGTCGTTTATATTTAGTTGATTGTTCGTTAAAAGTTTTGTAAATTAAAACCATTTCTCCAACTAATGGAATTCTTTTAATTGCATTGTTTGCTGGACGTGCTAATATGAATTGATCATTATATAATGTGCTACATGATCTAACTTTTAAAGCAAATAAACTATCTGTATTAGTTTTTCCAGCATCAGGAAAAATGTAAGAGTACGTATAATCATATTCTAATACTTCTGCAACATCCCAAAATATATGATTATTTGCTTGCATCGGTTCCTAACTTGCTTGTAACATTTTGTATTTTTTGTGTTAGTTCTTGCTGATCAGCATTCATATCTTCCAATTCATCTCGGAGTTCAGCAGTCATAGTTTGTTCAGCTATTCGAATAAGTTGCTGTTTTTCTTCATCGCTGATTAATCCATCAGCACCAGAAATGGTTTGCTTAGTAGAAATATAACGTTGAACGATTGCAGTTAATTTTACAAGATGATCATCATTCTTAACTGCAACATCTAAATATTCTTTGATTAAAGGAACAATAATAGTAGCATCAGATGCATTCTTTATTAAAGGTTGCAACTGAGCAATGAGTTGATTTATTTGTCTATCCTTCTTTTTAGAATTGTGATATACATCGGACATCAAATCAGCAAAACTAGTTCCTTTGAATAGTTCATCATTCTTGTCCATAACTTAAAATCCTTTAATATAAATATCAAAAAGGCAAGTTTATGAAGTCTGTACGTTCGTATTCTTTGAATTTGGTTTCGTAGATGTCTTTTAATACTTTTATAACTCGAGTTATGTTTGTTGTTTCTAAACCCGTACGTTCTCTGATAAAAATATAAAGAGCTTTTTTATTAAAATTTTCTATGTTCTCGCGAGATTCAAAAATATGTAAAACTGAATCTGCAACATGAATATCAGTTGGATTTGTAAAAATATAGTTTAAATTGTCATAACAATATTCAATGTATGCATCCATGAAATATTCTAACGTTTCTCGCATTTCTGCATTGTGTATTTCTGTTATAACATTGCGACGTTCATCAATATCAATTTCTAAAGTATCTGCTTTTACTTTTGCGTATCCTTTTTGATTTTCTGCTATAATATAATTTAATGCAGTTCTAGTATAATAAGAATATGCTTTACCCGCATTAGGATTAAACTTGTTTAAACGTGCTGTTAGAAAGGTTACTAAGTCTGTTTGTAAGTCTTCAAATGACGAATCAATATAATCCGGTTTAATTTTATTGATAATGTTTTCCGAAAGTTTTAGAAATGCAGGATAAATAAATCTGCGATAAACTTTTTCACGAAATGCTTCATTTTCCGGAGACTGATTATAAGCAGAGATTGCCATATCAGTTATCTTTGTAAAATAATTATTACTTTTCTTCTTCCTGGCCATCTTCAAATGTTTCTTTAAGTTCTTCTATAGTTTGTTTTAACAATGCAAACGTTGTACCTGCTTCATCATCTTCTTCAAATGCACCTAGGCGGTCAATTTGTTTCATTGAATTATAAGCTTCTGTAATTTTTGAATACATGTAAGCATTTGTAACTTCTAATTGTTCCATATATTCTTGTTCATCTGCTAGCAATCCAGCTAATACAAATGCACGTCTTGCAAAATACGATGTACCTGTCAAGAATATGATTGTTGTTATTGAAAAAAATAGTGTCATGTTATTCCTCGCTAAATGCTTTAAAAATATCGTTCAAAGATTGTTCAACGGCAGGATTATTTTCTGCTAAATTTTTCAATCCATTGCTTTTTTGTGTTTTGCTTTTTTCTGCAACTGGAGCCGGAGCTGATGTTTTACCATTTCTCCAACGTTCATATTCAATGGTAGACGCCATATGATCTGCATGATGCAAAAGTATTGGCAAATTTGTTTTCATTTTAGCTTGAGGTGATCTAGCAACGAAATACGGTTTATTTGCCTCATCATACATTCCATCATGAATCTTAATTGCTTGATACTCATTCCAAGACATTTTAACACCATATTCTTGCAACAACCAAATTGATAAATCTGGTACCATTGTGAATGGAATATTTGCATTTGATTTATACATTTTACCTTGGTTCTTACGATGCCAATCCGAAGTTTCTACTTGATATACTTCATTGCCATCACCTGGAAATCCTGCTTTACCTAAATCATGATGCATTGCAGCAAACAATAATTCTTCTTCGGTATAACCAGACATATCAGCACCACAGACTGTCCATGTATTATGCAAAGTTAATGCACAATCCATTACACGAAGTACATGGTCTACATAACCTCCAGCAAACGCATTATGAAAATGTTCCATGGAAGATGCTGGCATTAACGCCATTCGATCTTCGAAATCATCATACATCTTATTTAATGCATCTTTACGCGTAGGAAAGAATTGATTAACTAATCCTCGATAGCGTTCCCAATTTGATTTGATTTTTTCTGCTTCTAACATAACTTATTATAATGATTTATTTACGTATTTCCAAAACTTGGCCCGCGACTAGTTTTGATACACATTCTGAACATGTTATAGCCGTTGCCTTTTCATCGACACGTTGACATATTTCAGTGCAATATTTACATTGCATTTTTTTGTAACCTTTTGGTGGTTGTGAAGATTTAGATGATTTCATTTACACTGCATTTGGATGATTAACAAGATGTTTTGCTGAATCAATTTTTTTTATTGCTCGTGCTAAGTTATCTAGTGTCGATTGTTTGTCAATCATATTTTCTGTAATTGATCTGCCTAATAGGCGAATAACTTCTCTAGCATCTTCTAAATCACTTAAAATTGCAGCTTGGTAATTTAATGGTT